ACTGCCTATATTTGTCGTAGCCATCACTATTGCTCGACATTGGTATGGTGGGAACTTCATATCCACGAATATTTGCAGGGTCATATTCTGCATGAGAACTTTCTGCAGACGAGTCTTCAAGTTCACTGCGTATTTTTGTCTGCTCCACTCCGACCGATGTTGGCGGGGCGATAGGAACAAACTCACCCAAATCGCCACTATCTGTAGATTCGTAATTCGATCCTCCGTGAATATTTGCGATTACACTATTTACATTTTCAGATGAAATCTTATTTGACCCACCTGCACCACGCAACTTAACCGTTTTGTTGTTTCTTCTTCTACTATCCCTATCCACATTCATTGGTTGTGACTGTATCATACTTCCCATATCAACATTATTAAATGGGGCCGCATTCATTGCTAAAGACATTGGACTTGCTTAATAAAAAAAGAGATAATAAAATAGTAGAATAACGGAAATGCGTATTACTTTACCATTAAGTGGAGTTAAACTTGTTGCTTCACAATGTCTGTTTTTTGCGAACGAAACTGTTTTTCGGCAGCGTCTCTTGCTTTTTCTAATATTCTCGTAGCAGAAGCGAGCTCTTCTTCTGTAATTATACCGTCATGATTTGTATCTACCAGAGAGTGAAGGATTCGATATTGTTGTGGGACAATACATAAACTACTCTCTTCGTTAAAAAGATATTCAGATACAACTGTAAACATAATTGTCAGAAATAATGCGGTGTAGATGTCGCGAGTACCCATCCATGCCATTGAAAATATAAATACCTGCTTACTTAAACTGTTTTTTAAGTACACTTGAGCCGATTTACTAAACTGAACTGGGACTGCTTTGGCTCCAAGATTTAAAAGAATCATGACAAACCCTGCAAAATACTTGCTATTATTAAGGTCTAATATATGAGTATGTAATGTTCCCAATATGCGACGAATATATCCGAAGGAGTTCCCTCCAATGAGATATCCGTCTGGCATTTGTGATGGATAAGGAACATTATCAAGTCCAGCATCATCTTTACTATTACTAGTAGAAGCTACATTGTTTTTAGAAGACCGCATTAATTTTGTCATATATAGTTGTTTAGTATACAATATACACATAAAAAAATATGACATTGATTAATCATCGCCTATGCAATTAGTCCAAACTTTTCAAGAACTCCCTTTTTTACAACCTCAACTGCTCGGTCCTTGGCTTTATTTGCACCATTTATAACTCGTACGTACTCCGTCTTAACGTCTCGAAGGGTCTTTGCGTTTTTTAATCCATCCCTCACGCTGTTTATACTAATAAACCCTTCTTCTACCACAATTTTATTTCCAAAATAGAGGCCCATTGCGAGGGATAACACCGTAATAAGAACGAGGAGAATAAACTCTTGCTTTCGTGAACTCTCCATTATCTTGCTGTTGTACTACACTAATAATATTTTTCTTGATATCTACACAATACATATTTATCTATTTACTTTTTGGCGATTCTTCTTTTGACTTTCGCGGAGTTGGAAAGTATTGGCGACCCATTATCTTAGCTAGGTTCATTTTTATTGCTTGTAATCTTGATTCACACGCAAGAGACGGAATGTCTTTTCGCGAAATAACCTCGCCTGGCATGAGGGTCAGGTGAACATTCACCTGGAATGTAAGATTAGATTTATCGTCATTTAGTATGTCGATAACCTCTCTTGACACCGAAGGCATGGATTGGTTTCTATTACGTCCATATCTACTATCTAACCCACCTTTCTGGAAGTTGGATTGAGACAATGAGTCTACATTCATATCCACATCATCCACATCATCCTCATCATCCTCCAATTCTTCAACTTGACTACTTTTGGCAGTGAAATAGCTGGCATTGAACTGTAGATTAAATGCCTTTTCATATGTTAAGATAAACTGTTTTTTTGCAGAAGTGCTGTCAAATACACCTTCAATAATACTGTCAATAACTTTAAAATCTGCATAAAATGATCTAAACCTTGCATACATAGTATCATCGTCTCGTTCCTTTATTTGATTGTATGATGTAAATGCAAGCATGTACATATAGATTGGCATACTTTTTTCCAAATTATCGAATCTAGGAATCATCATCTCGATACCATCTTTAATGGCGTCCAATGAACTATTTTTGTCAGAAATTAGCTTCTCCAACTTAGGCAAGAACCCTTGTGATGAGCTGTGTATTGCGAATACTGCTTTTTTATAATTTCCAGGCGTAATTGCAACTGTTGTTGCAGCACCACCTCGGGATACATGGTTGCGAAGAGTTGTTTTTTGGCTACGTTTACCGCCTACTAGCTTTCGCGTCTTCGGCCTATCGGCGTTTTTGCGTGCATTTTGCATTGCAGTTGCAGTATGTGCATTGAAAACCACGAGATTGTAATGTGTTTCTCCTTCATAACTCACAACAATCACTTTGTCGTATTTAATATCATCCTCGTCCTTTATATC